CGCGAGACAATAAAAATAATTATAGGGGAAATTACAAGTATGCAAAAAATTAGAATCAAACCCCACATGATGTTTCGGACGAGTTTTGTTTAATTATGGTTGGAAAAAAAAATAAATGTCTTATTTGCTGATTCTTGTGGGTGTGATGGTTGTGCTTGGTTTGTTTCATTGGCTAAATGTAAAGAGAGAACGCGATAGACAGCAAGAATTGATTCTGCTGAAGAACCAGCGTCAATTACACGACGGAGTGCCTGATCGGGGCACAATTGGAGTGATTATAACGGGTGAGGGCCACTACAAGGGACTTATTCAGCAGCTTTTCGACACTGCGTATTTGTCCCAGCGCATCCATCTGCACGTTTCCAAGGACCGAGTTTCTGAATCCGAGTGGCCATTTGTGACGGTTCTGGAGTGCTCCCAGGAGCCCGCGGCCATGTTCCGAAACCTCCGTAAAGATTTCAAATATGTTTTGTTCTTGTCGGCTTCGTGCCAGCCGTGTCTGGACTGGGACGTGACCTGCACTCGCTCGTTGAATTCGGCATATGCTCAGGGCGGTCATGCAGTTACGCTGTTTCCTTTTGAGACAAGCGCGGATGCTCAGTATCCAGCAACGTTTCCAGTTTTCTTCGATTACTCATCTCGGGCCGTTCCGATATTCAAGCCGCGGTTCCTAGCACATCCCCAGACAACACAGGTCATTTGGGTTTCTCATATGTGTCTCTTTGTTCAGCCAGACGTTCTCGGATCCATGGAGGACTTTGTGCCTGGACTGAATTTTGCCGAAGCAGATCTTGTTCTGTCGTTGATATTATGGTACAAAGGACTCCGCACATACAGTATGGACTTTTCTGCATTTGTCAGAGTATCTGCCCCTGCCCCCGTCGCCGACCCCCAAAAAATCAAAAACAAAGCAGTACGAAATATTTTACAAAGCAAGTTGGTAGAAAAGAATTTATTGTTTAATTCGTGGAAACGACAAGCAGTGTACACAATTGAGCAATTCTGGGTTGCAGTGGGTCTGAATCCGATCAGAAAAACGGCAGAAACACATTCCAGACTGGGATTGTTCTTGAACCATCAGACAACCGACATTATCGAAAAGTACGGAAATATGGCAACCTTTGCAGCACTCAATAACTCTTTAAAATTTAGAATAAAAATCTAGCACTCTTTGATCCACTTTTAGTTTTAGTTTCCTGTCAAGGTTGGCCAGCCTGAGAGTGGCCGGGTCGGTAGCCCTGGAAAGCGCCGTGTAAGCGAGACTCGCCTGGAAGACTTTGGTGAAATCGACGTAGAGGTTCTGAATCGACTGGCCTTGGCTTTTGTGAACGGTCATCGCCCACGCGAGTTTCAGAGGAATTTGAGTAACTTGAACTCTTGTTGTTTTCGTGTTGATGACGTCATAAATATGGGGTCGAATCAGCACATTCCGATTGCCAAAACAAACAACAGGCAAACCAGACTTCTCAAACCGAACCACCCGACCTTTTGTTCCGTTCGCAAGACCGTTGCACACGGAAATGTTGCTCGTCAATATGACCCACGCCCCGACCGCCATGCTTACGATTCTTTCACCGCTAAAATTAGACCAGGCCTCCGCTTCGACCCGCTTCCCGGAAGGACATTTCAGAACGTGGATCGCGGCATCGAACCGATGTTCCACCGCCCCCAATTCCGACAATCTTTTGTTGTTTAGGGCATTGACTTTGGCATTTTCCAAATACAAATGCGTTTCTGCATAAGTTTCTTCCTCCGACAGTCGTTTATAATCCGCGGATAGTTCCGATGCAAATTGGTGGTCGATCGTGCCAGTTCGGACCCCATTGAGAAACTGGATAAACCGGGGATTGTCTTGGCGGTAGATCCGATCCAGGCAAATCTGCGCACCTGCATCTCCAGAAAACAACTTTGTCCAGACCGGAGATTCGAATGCCAGCCTATCCGATCCAACAGGGGGAAGCTGGAAAAAATCACCGCAAAACAATACCTGAATCCCCCCGAATGGCTTCTCCACTTGCAGATGTTTGCGTGCATTTTTGTCGAGAAGCTCCAACAGCTCAGGCGTCAACATCGACACCTCGTCCAACACCAACAACTCCAATTCTGTCCAAAGCTTGGCATTCCTTTCCGAATTCACCGAATTGCTTTTCGGATCCACGTTGAATGCATGGTGAATGGTTACGCCCCCGATATTGCATGCAGCGGTTCCGGTCGGGGCAGTCACCATCACCACCCGATTCAATTCGCGACTCCTTTGGATAATTTGCTGCAAAATCCAAGATTTGCCAGTCCCCGCACACCCCGTTATAAACAAATTCTTTCCAGCCTCCGCCATCTCCATCGCCTGTCTCTGCTTTTCGTTCTCCAGTCCAGGCTTGCTTTTTTTAATCTGCAAAGCCGTTTGGATTGTCTGCGCTTTGCGTTTCAGCTTCTTGGACTCCCTGACGCGCTCTTCTTCGTGCGGAATTTCCTCCTCCTCCCCTCTTTCCACCGCAGCCATATCCTCCTCTACCCAAGCACCATCTTCATAGTCGCTCATTGAACAATGCGAACAATAATATTTGGTTCTATAGCACCGCCAATATTGCGCGTGATGCGAATGAGGTCACCGCGCTTCCAATCGTGGAAACGAACTATTGGATCGTTGATAGAAATTTTTGGAAGGTGATGCGGAGCAGATTTCAATTTCTTGCGTTCCAGAAACAATTCTGCATCGGCCTTGGACATCTTTTCATGCTTGGGAACAAGACAATGCTTGGTGTAGTTTTGTAAAAGACTCTCTGGCGTGAATATGTTCACCGAACCAATCTCGGTATTCAGAAGCACAAATGCAGCATGCGTAATAAGCGCCACTACAACCAGCTTGTCTGCCTTGCATGCCATGTAGAAAGTCTTGATGTTTTTCGCAAACTCCTTTCCAATCTTTTCTTTAAAATAAATGAGCGCGAGCAACGTCGAATCAGATCTCTTTGCAGATAAAACAACATCCGCTTTCGTCTTGGTCTTAGAAGGATCGACCGAGCGCACAAATTCAAACCCCCGCGTATTCAACATCTCCTCCACTGTTCGCTGAATCATGGCGCTCGGATTGTGACTTTGTCTCGCCCCGGGAAGAAGAGTACTAAACTTTTCAAAAACTTTCTTGGGCGTATCGTCTGGACTACAAGACAACAAGGGGGTAGCGCGCTTGGTCTCTTCGTCGGTTTCTTCTCCCAGATCTTGTTTAGGATCCTCATAGTCCTCCTCCTCCTCCTCCTCAGCATCGCCAGCGTCGCCCTCGTCGCCCTCGTCTCCCTCGTCGCAATCGTCTCCCTCTCCACTTTCGTCAATCGCAACCGCATCGAGATCGGCTTCCGCATACTCGTATTCTTCTTCTTCTTCTTCTTCTACTTCCTCTTCTTCTTCTTCGTATTCGTATCGATCCATTTCTTTTGGTCCTTCCATTGGAAATAATAAATTAAAGATTTTCCAGCAAAATCAAGGATATTTGGACTTGTTCTTTTCAACCCAAGTAGCTAAAAGACTTGCCTTCCGCTACACTTTTCAATGCTTGAGTAATGTCTGATACTTTGTCTTTTTCAATGTTTTTGATTTTCGTTGTGAGAGTTTTAAGGATTTCAGTTTTGATTTGTTCTTCTTTTTCGGCGGCGGACATGACGTATCGAAACCAACCAACACTATCGAACGCTCTGCGTTCATACTTCCCTGGGCTAATTTCTTTACACATTATGACGCGGGGAAATGTTTTTGGCAAAAGCGTCTCTCCACCAAGTTTAATTGCCTTTTCCCAGAATTGACTGTCCGTATTTGCATTGTGGGCTTCGTAGACAAAAGGCCATTTATTCTTCACTAATTCCAGTATAACTTGTTTTGTAAACCCACAATTAGCTCTCCCAAATACAAACAAATACCGATTTCGTGACATTTTTTTTTACTTTAACAGAAAAAACTTTACGAAATCAATACTTAGAAACTGTTCCATTGCGGAGAACTCTTTTTTGGATATGAACAAGTCAAATTCCATAATAACGAGAGCGCTGAGCTCCATAGAGCTGACGACTTTTCCGGTTTGATTTAGCATCGCTCCAAATGTGGCGTTTCGGGGAGTGTCGTGTGTTTCCATGTTCATCTTCATTGACAACAAGAAGCAAATTGCAAACATCTGGTCGACATTCCAGACAGACAGATCGACGCCTCTGATAAACATACGCCGCATGTAGATGATCGCGGCAACTGCAATCTCTGTTCCGACATAAAAGGGGAGAAGTCTCTCGAGAAGGGCAAATAGTACGCTGATGTTTGGATCTCTAGATATGGTTTGTAGAAAATAGACAGGGTGCGAAATCTTGTGTCGCGGGCAAGCAGGGATGCGCCGATAATTCTCAAGAAGTTGCCACATTTCCATATCTAGAGCACCATAGTCAGATAGTCAGAGGCATGTGTACGTCGGTTAGTTTAGTCACCATAGTCAGATAGTCATCTTCAGAAACAAACAGTGTGTAATTCAGAAATCTAAGAGTGGTGGTTTCTAGTCTCTCGATATCCGAAAGAGTGAAGGTCAAAACATTGGAAAGTCTAATCAGGGCTTTTCGGTTGAATAAATCGAGGTTCATTTTAGCGGCCAACAAGATGCATATGCCGTAGATTGTCTGAAACGTGCTCTCTTGGGGTTTCAGACCGGCGTTTATAATCCTGCTTAAATAAACAACTGCCACTACATGAAGCTCGGCTCCTGCATTATGGAGTGCGTCCGACAAGCTTTCTAAATAATCAGTCAATGCTTTCGTAGACCCGAGTAACGTGCCAATGTATCTTTCGATATTTTCCAGGTAAATCTCTGTGTTTAAATCACAATCCATTTATTTAACCTCGAGAATCTAAAAAGAAGACGATGAGCACGGGCGCAGCAAACTCTGAAATCACGTACTGCTTCTCTTCCGTAAACAGGATTGCGCCAGGACCACCGGGAAATGAAACAAACGACATATGCGTTAGCGTAAACTTGTCGGAATCTAGATTCAAGTTAAAGGCGCTCGAGGTAGCGACCGCAGAGTTCGAGCCAGTGCAGCGTCTCATCGAGCCCGAGTGGTCGCGCGTTTACATGTCTTCCGGAATCCCGTTTAGAGACACCGACCCGCTGACGCGATCCATGGAGATTAACTCTGATGAAGAAGAAGAAGAATATCAAGCGATTCTTCCGATAAACAACAACCCCATAGTAGCGATAACCGCTGGTGTGGGAGGGGTTGATTTCGATACCGCCGCACCGCACTTGCTGGGGAAAATGTTGACGGCATGGGACTGGGGGCAGCCCGTGGTTGTGGCTGGGCTGATACAATCTGTTGTTTTGAACCAATTCAACACGAGTGTCTTGTCAGAGACCAAGTTTCGGGTGACTGGTCTACCGCGTAGCACATGGCCTTCCGAAGGCGGTTTCTTGTACTATCCAGTAATCCCCAGTTATCCCAAGCTCGCTGAAATATTGGATGCACAAATTCCAGTCAGTTTTTCTGTTTCCTGGGACAGTTCGGAAGGTTGTATGTCGATTGGGTCTTACAAACACAAGGCCGTGTTGCCTGTTTTGCGGGGCAGTCTTCTGGAAGCTATCGGTT